GTATAAGTAGGGCAGTTTAAAATAGTTTGATAGTTCCCACTCCAAATAATATCAAAGTTAGGTAATTGAATTTGGAATAATGAATAAGTATTAGTAGGGACGGAAGGAGGTACTACTTTAACTCCAAGCCATAAAGAATCACCTGCATAAACAGTATCTTTTTCTAAAGTCCATATATTAATTTTTGGATAAGTTTGTGATTTACCAATTAATGTGATTAATAGTAAAAGTGTTGTAATTGTTGTTTTCATGGCGATTTATTTTAATTTAATTTTATCTATTAGGTATTTTTTTAATTCGGTATGCTCTTTTTCTTTAAATTCAGGTATTTCGTCAACAATAGCGTAATGAATATCTAAAATATTTTTTATCAATTCCCCTTCGCCTAAATCTCTTTTGATTTGGTCTAATAAAAATCTATTCTTTTTTGCTCCACTAACATAACACGTTAATCGAACTCCATAAGATAGCATTTTAACCCTTACGTCATCTTCATTGTTTTTTCTACCCATAATTTATAGTAACAATAGCAGTTTTAAGGCAAATATACTAATTAATTTTGTATTATGAACTTTAAGTACATTAAAAATATTAGTGAAGGAGAAGGAACTATTTTACTTTATAGTCAAATAGGTGATTCCGTTGATGCTAGTGGTAACTATGTAAGTGGTATTTCAGGAAGTGCTTTTGCTTATGAAATGCAGTATTTACAGGACAAATGTACTAAAATTAATGTCCGCATTAACTCTATTGGTGGTTCTGTATTAGATGGGTACTCAATAGTATCAGCTATCCTTAATTCTAAAGTACCTTGCAATACCTATATAGATGGTTTAGCTGCTAGTATTAGCGGTGTTATTGCTATGGCTGGTAAAAAGTGTTACATGGCTGATTACGGAACTTTAATGTTGCACAACCCTAGTGGTGGTAATGATACTGCTGTTTTAAATTTAGTTAAAGATACTTTGGTAACAATTTTTGAACAACGTACTAAATTAACAGCTGAAGAAATATCTGTAATGATGGACAAGGAAACATGGTTAGGTGCTAATGAAGCGTTAAACATGGGTTTAGTAGATGAAGTTGTTGCAAGTGTAAAAAAATACAAAGTTAGTAAATCAGAAAGCCTTAGTAATATGGCTATAATTTATAATAAAATCATAAATAAACCAAACATGGAAAAAATACAAAATGTATTGAAACTATCCAATGAAGCGGACGAAGCGGCTATTGTTGCTGAAATCGAAAAAAAGGATATAGTTTTAGCTGAAGTAGTAGCAGAAAACGAAGCGTTAAAAGAACGTTTAAAAGTGATCGAAGAAAAAGAAGTAGCTGAAAAAGAAAAAGCTGCTGAAGAATTAAAAAACAAAGCTATTGAATTAGTTGAAAACGCTATCAAAGAAAAAAAGATTTTAGAAGCTGAAAAAGATTCTACAATTGAAATGGCAGTTAACAACTTTGAATTTGTAGCTAACATGATTAGCAAAATTAATAACGTAAAAGATGCTGTTAAAGTATTTGACGTTAAAAATGTATCTAAAAACGAAGAACGTAAAGATTGGACAATTCGTGACTGGGAAAAGAAAGACCCTAATGGATTAGTAAAAATCAAAAATGAAACTCCAGAGGTGTATAATGAAATGTATAATCAATTCTATAAAAAATAAAAACAAAATGAAAAAAATCCTATCAATCTTAGCATTTGCGACGGTATTATCTGTTAATGCTCAAACATCTAAAGTAATTAACTACCCATTTGGTGCAGCTCAAACTTTTACAGCAGCAGCATCTGGAACTGTTGCAGTTACTATTTCAAATCAAATGGCGGTTATGTCAGCTCCTACATTAACGGCAGCGGCTACATTATCAATCACTGCTGCTAGTTCATTAAAAGCAGGTGCTATTCTTTTAGTAGCTGTTAAAACAACTGCAACAGAGGTTACAACTTTTGCAGGTTCAGTAGTTGCTCCAGCAGTAACAGGAGTATCTGGTAAAACTTGGACACAAGCATTTTTATACAACGGCACTAATTTTTATCCAATGGGTGTTAAACAACAAGTAGATTAATAAATAAAAAACAATAAACTTAAAAACTAAAAATCATGGCATTAGACAGAGAACAATGGTTATCAGATATTCAAGAGAACCTTTTCAAAAACAACGCAATTATTAACCGCGCAGTAAATCACGATGGATTTGTAAACTACAAAACAGTTCACGTTCCACAAGCTGGAGCAAATCCAACTATTTCTAAAAACTTAGGTTCATTCCCTGCAACTATCTCTCAAAGAACTGACAGCGAATTAACTTACTCAATGGACACTTACTATGTAGAGCCTATCCATATTGAAAGAGGTCAAGAAACATCTTATATCTCTTATGATAAGCGTATGAGTGTTTTAAACCAACAATTAAACACTTTAGAAGAAGTAATCACTAACCACGCTTTATACAAATGGGCACCTGCTGGTGCTGGAACTTTTGTTAAAACAACTGGTTCTGCTGTATCATCTGCATTAGCTCCATCTGCTACATCTACACGTTTGGCAATTACTTTAGCTGATATTTTAACTGCAAAAGGTATTTTAGATGCTGCAAACGTACCACAAGAAGGACGTATTTTATTAATGCCGTCTTCTATGTATAACGGTCAGTTATTAGCTATCCAAGATGTTTACAGAATGGACTCTTACGGTCAATCTGCATTACCTTCTGGTGTTGTAAACCGTATTCATGGTTTTGATATTATGATTCGTTCTACGGTAGTTGTTTATGATAATACAGCTACTCCAGTATTGAAAACAGTGGCAGATGGTACGGGCGCACCTAGTTCACCAGCAGCAACTGATAACCTAGCTTGTTTAGCTTATCATCCTTCATTTGTTGCAAAAGCAAAAGGAAGTGCGGATGTGTTTGTAAACGAAAATGATCCTGCTTACTACGGTTCTATTTTATCAGCTTTACAAAACTTTGGAGCTTCTAAAATGCGTACTTCTCAAGTAGGTATCGTAGCGATCGTACAAGCAAACTAATATAAACTTTAAGGGTGTGGAACTAAAAAGCCACACCTTTATATAAAACCCCTTAAAATGGATTTAATACAAGCAAAAGAATTGGTTAAACATGATTTTGATAATCACAAAATTATTGTAGTAACTAGCAAAAAAGCGGTGTTTTTCTTAGAGAATGAAAACGAAATTTCAAACTTAGAAGAATACGCTAAAAGCAACAACTTAGAATTATTTGTTGTTAAAAATGAATCTTCAAAAGTTAAAGAACCTAAAAAGAAAAAATAACACTTAAAAATATTATAAATGGCAAACGACGTTATATTTAACAAGGGCAAAGGCGGTTTAGGTAGACCATTAGCAGGAACGGATTATGTATCTGGTGCTTTATTCTACTCAGCTACTTTGCCAAGTGGATTTGGAGCATCCGATAGAATTAAAGTAATTTATTCTGTAGAAGATGCTGTAAATTTAGGAATTACAAATACTTCAAGCGATGCAACTGCTAGTACAGCAACCGATTTATGTACAACTAAATTTACAGTAGGTGATACTTATAAATTAACTTGTGCCATTATTGATAGCACAAATCCAACTGCATCTAAATCAGCAGCGGGAACGGTTACTTTATGCTCTTTCACAGCAGTTACAGCAGATGCGGTTTCAACTTCAACAAGTGCTACTAGAATTGCAGCAGAAATTAATTTAGGAACTCCTACACATGGATTTAGTGCAGTCGCAAATACAGCAACAGTAACTATTACAGCTCCAAAAAATCAAGGTATATTTTTAAATAGTGGAACTCCTTATGTAAGAACTATTACAGGTGCTTATGCTGGAACATTAACACAAAATGTAGTTGCAGGTGTAGCTTCTGAATTAGATATTATGCACTATCATATATCTGAATTTTTCAGAATACAACCTAAAGGTAAATTATATGTAGGTGTTTATGCTACTGCCGATGCTACAACTTTTGCAAGTGTAACAACTATGCAAAACTTTGCACAAGGTGAAATTAAGCAATTAGGTATTTATCAAAAAACTACTCCATTTGCTACAAGCCAAACTACAACTTTACAAGCGGTTTTAGATGCTTTAGAAACTAATCATAAAACTATTTCATCTGTTGTTTATCAAGCTGAAATTAGTGGAACAGCTGATTTAACAACTTTAGCAAACTTAAAACTATTAAGTAATAAAAATGTAAGTGTTGCAATCGGTCAAGATGGAGATAATTTAGGTTTTAAATTATTTAAAGCAAATGGTAAAAGTATTGGTAGTATGGGTACTCAATTGGGTGCTATCGCCTTAGCAAAAGTAAACGAAAGCATTGCATGGGTAGCTAAATTTAATGTAGCTGCTGCTGAATACGATGTTTTAGCATTTGCTAATGGAACTTTATATACATCTTTATCAGATGGAAGTATTGTAAACTTAGAAAACTTTGGTTATAACTACGTTAAAAAGTATGTAGGATTAACAGGTTCTTATTTTACAAAACCAAATACATCTATTGCTTTAACTTCTGATTATACTTATGTGTATAACAATAGAGTAATTGATAAGGCTATCAGAGGATTAAGAGCTGCTTTATTACCTAGTTTAGCTAGTCCATTAGTAGTTAATGCAGATGGTACTTTATCTGAAGATACAATAGGATTTTTTAACTCACTTTGTGATAGAAGTTTAGAAGTAATGCAAAGAGATTTTGAACTATCTGCTTTTAGCGTAACTATTGATCCATCACAAGATGTATTAACTGATAACGAATTAACAATAGCTGTAAAATTAGTACCAGTAGGTGTAGCAGATACAATTACTGTAAATATTGGTTTTGCATTAACAATTTAAAATATATTAAGACATGGCATATCCAATAGTACCGTTAATTAACGGCAAATCATACGAGTGGGCAGATATAATTGTAAACGTTTTAGGTTTACCAATTATAGGTATCACCAATATTGAATACGAAGAAAAGCAAGGCATGGAGAATATTTACGGAGCTGGACGTTTTCCAGTATCTCGTGGATATGGTAAAATAGAACCTACTGCAAAGATGACTATTTTAATGGAGGAATTAGAGAATATACAAAGTGTAGCGCCATTAGGTCGCATACAAGATATTCCTGAATTTGACATAGTAGTTATGTATGTGGATGCTGCATTAGTTACTCGTAAACACGTTTTAAAGAACGTTCGTTTTATGAATAACAAAAGAGCATCTTCAAGCGGAGATACTTCAATTCCAGTAGAATTAGAATTAATTATTTCACACATTCAATATTTATAATTTAATTTTGTATATTTGCATAACCTTAAAAAAAAGTTATGAAAACACAAGATGAATTAAAATTAGAATTAGAAAAATTAAAACAACTACACAAAAATGTGTCGACAATTCAAGCTCCATTAGATGATGAAGGAACTAAATTTGCGACACTTTTTTTAAAAAGAGCAGATAGAGCAACTCATGCCGTAGTCGGTAAATTAGCACAAGGTAACGACCCATTAAAAGCCGTAGAAGCTTGTTTAAAGAATTGTTATATCGGTGGTGATGATTTGAATACAGTATTAAATGATGAAGAAGCATTAATGAGTTGTGAAATTGCAATTGTTGAGTTTTTGCAAAAAAGATTAGCTATTTTAAAAAAAAACTAGACTATCACAAAGAAAATATAGAGGCGGATGAGATATTAAAAAATAATGCACTCATCCGCTTTTATTTTCATGAAAACCCTGATAAATTAAGTGATTCGGAATGGTGCAAAAGAGTAGCTGAATTAGATTATTGTTTAGAATACAATGGAGTAAGAATAAAAAAAGAAAATGGCTAATAACAATTTAGAATACACACTAAGTCTTAAAGATTTATTTAGTAAAAAGATGCAGGAAGCAGCATCTAATACAAGTAAACTCGATGACAAAATGAGTGGTTTAAAATCTAAACTTGCAGGTTTAGCTGCTGGTATTGGAATAACTAGTTTTGCCAAGAGTGTCATTGAAGTTGGAAGCTCATTTGAATTAGCAGAAGTTCAATTGAAAACTTTATTAAAAAGTTCATTAGCTGCAAAATCTGTTTTTCAGGATTTACAAGACGAATCTACTAGAAGTCCATTTGGATTTGATACGTTACTGAAAGGAAACGCTGCATTGATTAGTACGGGTATTTCTGCTAATCAGGCTAAAAAAGATTTTAACGCTTTAGCAAACGCAATATCAGCAACAGGTGGAACTGAAGATGCTTTGCAAAGAATGGTATTCAATTTACAGCAAATTAAAAATACAGGTCAAGCAACATCGGCAGATATTAAGCAGTTTGGTATGGCTGGTATTAACATCTATAAAATATTAGATGTTTATTACAAAAAAAATAATATATCATTAAAGGAGCAAAAAGGGAATTACGAACAAATAACAGGGGCTTTAGAATTAGCAAGTCAAAAAGGTGGCGCATATTTCGGAGCTTTAGCAAATGCTTCTAATACAACAGCGGGGCGTATAAGTAACTTAAAGGATTCATTTATGGTTATGCAAGATGCTATTTTTAATAATGCAAAACCCGCTATAAATTCTATTGTGTCGGGACTTTCTAGTTTAATGAATTATATTAAAGATAATATAAGTGGTATAACTTTTTTATTAAAAGTATTAATTCCAGTTATAGCTGCATATAAATTATGGGCAGCTAGAATAGTTATAGCAACAGTAGCGACAAAAGCCTATACGATAGCTACAACGTTGGCAACGGCTTGGGAAATGGCACGAGCTGAGGGGCTAGGAATTGCTACTGCGGCACAATGGGCTTTAAATGTCGCTATGAATGCTAATCCTATTGGTGCGGTAATTGTTGCCGTTACTGCTTTAGTTGCTATTTTAGCAGTATTAATAAGTCAGTATAAAACAGTTCAAGAATTGCATAATGAAAGTTTACAAAAAAATCAGCAACAAGGTTTTAATGATGAAGCTAAGGCAGTAGAGAATTTAGCTAGTAAGTATGAAAAGCTTGGTATGTCAAAAGAAAAGGCTACCGAAAAAGCAATAAGTGTTTCTAAGCAAATGTTAAAATCTGATTTAGAGGATTTAAAAAGACAAAATCCAATAACTGATGCTGAAAAAAGAATTTATCAAAAAAGAATGAGTGTACTCGGAGGTAGGGGTGCAGCTTTAGAAAGTTTAGGCGGTGGAAGCTCAACTTTGGGAGCTAGTGGGGTGGATGGTGCAGGAGGTGCTTCAACTACTAAATCATTAGGAACAGGAACAGAAGTAACAGGACAAAGACCACAAAGTTTAACAATTAATATTACAAAATTAGTAGAGAGTTTAAATGTGCAAACTACTAATTTAACAGAAGGAACTGCAAAGATTAAAGAAATGGTTAGCAAAGCATTACTAGAAGCGGTTAATGATGCTAATTTAACAGCAATGGCATAATGGCAAAACAAAATTTTATATTACCAAAATTACCTAATCCAAAAGGACAAGCTGAACTTATTTTAAAAGGTGCAGGATTAGCTTTTATTAAACCTAAATTTTATAGAGTTAATGAAACTGAAATTGCTAATGAACAGTTTGATAGTGATTTAACTAAGTCTAGTAAGTTTGGCATCCCTACTTTTGACATGTTTAGTTTTAACTGTTCAGTAGGTAATAAAATAACTTATACAGCTAGTAAAGAATTTGGTGGAGGTAATGTTATTTTAGATGCTCCATTTGTATTCGAAACAGCTTTAATAACAGTTAATCAAACTAAGAACATAGTTAAGACTGCTATTTCAGGACAAAATGGAACTGTAAAAGAGTTTATGAGTGAGGGAGATTTTGTTATTAATTTAAAAGGTGTTATAGTTGGTGATACTGCAAATCAAAGACCTGATATTAATCAATTAAATAGTTTAGTAGCTTACTTAAAAGCGCCATTATCTTTACCAGTATCATGTAACTTTTTAAATGAGTGGTTAATTAGTAGTGTTGCAGTTGAATCTTATACAGTTGGGCAGCGTGAAGGCGCAAGAAATATTATTGATGTTGAAATTAATATGCTGTCAGATAGCACTATTGAGTTAAGTTCTACTAATACTAAAAAGGATATATTTACTCAAAGAAGTATGTTTTAATGTTACAATGTCAATGCTCCATATCAATTACAAGTGAAGGTACTAGTAGAAATATTACCTTTGACTTTGTACATTCTATTGAGATCGAAAGTAGTTATGAAGATTTAACAGATACTTGTAAAATAATAATACCTAGAAAATTAACATTTGATGGTTTACCTTTGTTTAATGGTGAAAATCCTATTTTTAGACGTGGGGACAAAATAGAGGTTAGTTTAGGATATGTTCCAAACATTACTAAGGTGTTTAGTGGGTATATTAAAAATGTAGGCTCAAACGTTCCTACTGTTTTGGAGTGTGAAGATGATATGTATTTACTTAAACAATGGACTGTAAACTATCCTAGCAAAAAGGCTTTAGATGAAGTTAATAGTAAATTAAAAGTGCATCCAAAAACAATACCGTTAAAAGTTAAATTAGATGAATTACTAGACTTTTGTTTAACTCCAAAAGGAATTGAATATGAAATAGTGGATAATATTGATTTAGGTTCATTTAGAGCTATTAATGCCACACCTGCAATGATATTAGATAAGTTAAAATCTGAATATGGTTTATACTCTTATTTTAGAGATGGCATTTTACACGTTGGTTTTGCTAATGATGCAAGTGTAACTAGTGAAGCTGAATTTAAAATGGAAGAGGTTATAATTAATAGCGATACTTTAGAATGGCAAAGAGAAGAAGATGTACGTTTAAAATGTGTTGCAATTTCAATGTTTCCCGATAATACTAAATCAGATCCTATTGAGTTTGGAGATGCAGATGGCAATCAAATTACAATCCATAAATATAATATGGATACTAAAAGTTTAGAATTTGCAGCTAAAGAATGGATTAAAGAAAATAAATATACAGGTTACAGAGGTGACGTTGAAACATTTGGAGAACCAGTAATGAAGCATGGAGATAGGGCAAAAATAACAAGTGAAAAATTACCTGAGAGAGATGGTACTTATTTAATCAAAAAAGTAAAAAGAATTTACGGGGTCGATAATGGAAACCATCAAATATTTACATTAGGAGCAAAGGTAGGATGAGTAAAGAATTAAGAGATAGTTTAAGAAAACTAACAACACCAAACGGTAATGCTTATTCTAAAGTATGTACAGTTGATAGTGTCGACTTAGTTAATTTAACTTGCTATTGCATACCTATTAATGATGATGCTGATATAACAGAGGTTCGTTTAATGGCGAATATTGATAATGGTTTTCTATTGATCCCCGAAGTTAATAGTATTGTTGTGGTTAGCTTTTTAAGTGATAGTAGTGCTTATGTATCATTAGTAAGTAAGGTTAGTGAAATTCAATTAAATGGAACTAATTACGATGGTTTAGTAAAGGTTCAGGAATTAACAGATAAGTTAAATAATTTAGAAAATAAACTAAATGATTTGATAGTGGCGTGTTCTAGTCAAGTGGTTACATTAGCTCCAAGTGGTACTTTCCCATTAGCTAGTTTCTTTACAAGTGTAACGCCATTAATACCAACACAACAAATAGAAATAGAAAACCAAAAAGTTAAACAAGGCAATGGCAGTTAAAGATATAACATTAGACGATGATTTTGATTTAGTAATTGAAAATGGAGATTTTAAATTATCAGAATCAGATATGCAACACATTCAATTAATCTGTATTACAGATGTTGGACATTGGAAACAGTCCCCTTTATTAGGTGTTGGAATTATGAAATACATTGCATCAAGTGGTCAACAAGATGCTTTAAAGAGAGCTATTAATATACAATTAGCAAGTGATGGGTATAAAGTAAACCAAATACTTGTTAAAGGTACTAATGAAGATTTTGAATATTCAATAGATGCAGAAAGAAATTAAAGTAATAAACGGTCAAACTATATTCGATTTAGCGTTATTTTGTTATAATGATGCTGGATTGGTTTATGAATTAATAGCTGAAAATCCAACTATTACAGATATTAATATGGATTTAACTGGATTAACTTTAGTTTACACGCCTAAACAAGTGGTAAAATATGAAGCTAAACAAAACGCTAAAAAATTAAATAAATTAGTAACAATAAAAAGTGAACAAAGTCTATTTGATTTATCTTTACAACATTACGGAGATGTATCATTTGTTTACCAATTAATAAAAGAAAATACCTATTTAGATAGTATTTTATCAGAAAGTTATAGTAGCAATATTTTAACATTAAACGCTGAAAAAAACTATGTAAATAATTATTATGCGAAAGGTGGTATTGAAATTGGTACAAAACCTAAAGTAATTGTAATAGATGGCTTTAATTATTTGTTACAAGAAAATGGCAGTTATTTATTACAAGAAAACGGAGATAAAATTATATTATAATGGCAGATTCAAAAATATCAGATTTAACAAGCAGCGGTGCAATAGGAGGAACTGAAGAACTACCAATAGTTCAAAGCGGATCAACTGTTAAAACTACAATTAATGCTATTAAAACTTTTTTACAAAACGCATTTATTCCTTACACAGGCGCAACTCAAGATACTGATTTAGGAAATTATAGTTTAAACGCAAAAAGTTTACACGTTAAAGGAACAGCTGGGTCTGGTCATTTAGGATTAAAACATCAAAGTTCTAATATTACTGCAAGTGCATCTGAAAGTTCTATTGGAGCAAATAGTTCAGGAAACCCAGTTTGGAAAAATGATGGTAATCCTATTGATTCATTGGAATTACAAAGCAATAAGCAAAACTCTTTAGCAGTTGACGGAACTGGAGTTAAATACATAACAGTAGATGCAGTTAATGCAGCTTTTTCATCTTTAAGCATAGCTAGTTTAACACGTCAAGAATTTACTTATACAACTGGAGCGCAAACATTCACATTATCTCAATCTGTAAGCGGTACTTATGCTGTTTTTGTAAACGGTCAAGAATTAAACCAAAGCCAATATACGAGTTTAGGAACAACGTTAACCATATTAGACACTTTAGACGCTGGGGATAAAGTGAATATACTTTATTCAAACGTTCCAATTACTGTTAATCCAAGTTACACAAAGGCTGAAAGCGATGCTAATTTTGAACCTAAAAATAGTAATATACAAACTAAGCTAGGATTTATAACGGTTACACAAGCTGTTAATTTAGACACAATAGAAAGTGATACAGCCACTAATAACGCTAAAGTGTCAAATGCAACACATACAGGCGAGGTAACTGGAAGTGGAGTGTTAACAATTGATAAAACAGCAATTACAAATAAAACAACTGTTACACCTATGTCGGGGGACTTTGTATTAGTAACAGATGTTTCAGATTCGGACAACCTAAAAAAAGTTGATGTTGCAGCTTTTATACCAACTATATATCAAAACCCTAGCATTGCGACAAGTGATATATCTTTGTTGCAAAATAAAAATATCGTAGTATCAAGAAGATTTAGAATTAACTCAGGAATAAAATTAACACTTAACTTAAACTCACGATTTAGAATTTTATAAACATGGCACAATTAGACACATCAAACATTGCAGAAGCATCAATTACAACTCCATCAACTGGCGTAACTTCTGTTTATACAGATGCAACAACAAAAAGATTAGCAACTAAAAATGATGCTGGTGTAGTTAGTAATTACGCTGATTTAACTAGCACTCAAACTTTAGCAGGTAAAACATTAACTACGCCAAATATAGGTGCTGCGACAGGAACATCTTTGGCGGTTACTGGTGTTATAACGTCAAGTGGGGCTACAAGTGGAATAGGTTACGCAACTGGTTCAGGAGGTGCAGTTACACAAGCAACTTCTAAGGCTACTGCATTTACATTGAGTAGAATGACGGGTTCCATAACATTTGCAGCAGATGCGTTAGCATCACAGACATCTGTTTCTGCGGTATGGACTAATACAGGTATCGCTGCTAATGATTTAGTAGTAATGACACATTCAAGCGGTGGTACTTTAGGAGCTTATACAGTTGCTGTTACCCCTGCGGCTGGTTCTGCTACGGTAACATTAAGAAATACAACAGGAGGATCTTTGTCAGAAGCTCCTGTATTTAGATTTGCGGTAATTAAATCAGTAGTTGCATAATGAATAGTACAAAAAAAATAACAGAAGGGCAATTAGCTCTTACAGGTACGCAAAATAAAATTTTCATAGATACAAATGATTCGGCAACCCATACAGGAACTTTAACCAACACTATTATTTGGTCAGAGGATATTTCCAACAAATTAAATTCAGGTGATATAGCAGAGGTAATTTCACAAGTTGTAAGAGTTAGTGGTTCTACATCGGCGACAATTAGATACTACTTAAACTCAAGCGCATCACTATCAGGAGCTACACAAATAGGAATATATTTGTATGGGTTTAGTGGTTTAAACATAGCAGATTTTAGAAGACAATTAGTTGTTAAATCTAGTACACTAATTAGAGTTAATGCAACAACTAGTAGTACTTTAAATGATTATTTCGCAGCGAGTAATTATGCAGATGTTACTGTTAATTTGGCTTCATTACATATTATATTTGCAATTGCACTAGGTAATACTGGCGATCAATTTTTAGTTTCATCAAGACAAATGATAAAATAATGCAATATTTGACAACAGAAAATAATAAGATAATCTATAAAGATTATAGTTATGATAAATCTACTTATATTAAAACTGATGATGTTTCTATCTCTGTTTTTTTAGGTAATAAGTTTGTAAATTTTATACTAAATGAAACTGAATTAAACGGACAAATTTTTAATAATAGCGATGATTTTATAACAGAAATTAACGGGATTGTAAATTCACAAATAAACGCTAAAAATTGGCTAGGACTTGAACAGGATTTAAGATACTCAAATCTTTTTGCAAAAGCTTTTAGTGAGGCGACTGAAAAAGGATTGAGTTTGTTTATGGTCACTTTGATTAATGGTAAAAATGGGGATTCATCAGAAAACTCTTTGTCTTTTGCGTTTAGTGTTTTAGGTGTTACATGGACTGAAAGTGAAATTTTAGAATTAAATACGATTTTAGAAAACAATAATTTTACTATTCGTTTATGATAGGCTTTTTTTTAAATATAATTGCAGGAATATCACTATGGCTATTAAGACGTATAGGGTGGGTTTATGGAGCTTTAACAACTAAAGATTTCAATAAATATAATCGAGATATTGCACTAGCTAAAGACCAACTAGGTAACGTTATATTAGCTCCACTATTAAATAAATTACTAATTACCAAAGAAGGTTATAAATTTGGTAAGAGAAAAGAGACAATTAGTAGCGTAATTGGAAAAAATTATTTAATTAATACACTAACAAATCACGGTAAATTTTGGTTTAACTTTTTAGAAAAAACAGATAAAAAACCCAACCATTGCATTAGAGCAATAGACATGAATGTATGATGAAATTTGAAAACATAATTTTTAACACAAAAGACGTTATAATGATAGTAGGATGCATTGCAAGTGCATTTACATTTTATCAATCAATTGATAGTCGTTTAGATGCCTTTGAATTAAAGGTGCAAAATATAATTAGCGAAAACGAAATAAACAACGTTAAGATAAACGCTAGGATTGACGGGATTAAAACTGCAAATAACGAAGTTCCAAAAACTAAAACAATGATCCAATTAGTAGCTGTATGCAACGATACAAGACTACAGATAGTTAAGAAAAAATTATTCAAATATAAATTAGTGTAAATATGGAGTTATATTTAAAACGTGATACATTCACAGACGTTTCAACAACTGGCAAACTTTTAATTGACGGACAATTTGAATGCTTTATTCTCGAAGATAAAGATAGAGGGCTAACAGATTCAATGCCATTAGCTGAAATAGTAGCTACTAAAGTTTACGGAAAAACTGCCATTCCTTATGGTAGGTATGAAATTGATTGGACTATGAGTGCTAGGTTTAAAGTGTTTATGCCTATTTTATTGAATGTTAAGGGGTATAGTGGCATTAGAATACATAAAGGAAATACCGAGATAGATAGTTTAGGCTGTTTACTTTGCGGCCGCAAACGTGCTAACAATATAATTACAGAAAGCACGGCAGCTACTAATTTACTTTACACTAAAATCCAAACGGCTAAATCTCGCAAAGAAAAAATATTTATAACTATTACGAAATGAAACAAATAATACAAAAATTAATCGACTCATTTGATACAACAACTAAGGGATTTTCTAGTCGTAAATTAACCGCATTTATAATAGTTTCATGTGTTATTGCAGCTCATGTAAAATGGCTATCATTAGGAGATTTAACACAATTAGGCGAAATTTTTATAATTGATTATAGTTTTATAGCCGCTTTGTTTGGCATGACTACATACCAAAATTTAAAGAGTAAAGATAGTAACACTCCTACTTAATTATTAACCCTCCAATAAATGCAGCGCCTATTCCAAAACCAATGGCACCGCCTTGCATTAATCCTTTTCTATACTTTCTTTTAACCTCTTTACTAATATCAATAATAGCTAAACTATCATTAGTTAGCTTATATCTTTGCATAGCTACAATATCGGTTAAATTACCAATTACATGGCTATCATTAATTATGTGGTTTTCCTGATTAGTTATAATGGCATTATTTACGCTGTCAATTTTACTATGTTCCTGATGCAATTTAGTAAGGCTATTTACACACATTGTGTCGATCACTAATAGGCTATCGTAAACAGTCTTATATCTTACTATCAATTTAGGTTTTAAGCTCTTTAAACTGTCATTTTGCAGCCTTAATGATTTTATATTAGATAGTAGCATATCGTTAATTTGCTCTTTATCCGCTATCAATTCATCTAGTTGATTGGTAGGAGTTAAAACAACATCGGGTTTACGTTCACATCCTTTCATAAAGAATGATGCTATTACTATTAAAATACCTATAATTAAATAAGGTGTTATTGTTTTATAAGGTTCTTTCATTTTGTAAATATAATTATAAATTTATGTTATTAGCGGTAATGCTTTCCGACATACAACGTATCTCCAACATTCCAATCTTCATTTGTTCTAATCAATATTTCTCCGAAATTATCTCTTATGGTATATTTCCATTTGCCATATTTCCTATCGTTAGTTGATTTTGATTCAACTACCATTCCATTATTACCATGCCAAATTCTGTGTGTTGGTTGGTTATCACAAATACTGAATAGCACTACCGCTAACAGCACATAGGCAAAAAAGCCGTTCATTTTTCTATTTGACATTTTGTTTAAATTTTAAAGTTTATCATTCTAATTAAGTTCTTGTTTCGGCTTCTTCGCCTATCTGCAAAACGTTATAGGTAATAAAATTTACTACAACCTTTCTGCAACCTTAGTGCCTAATTTATTATAATCTTTTTGTTCTTCCTCTGCCATTAGCCTAATAGCATCTTGTATTTGTTTCGGCAAATCATCTCCGAACTTTCCTAATAATTGGTATAATAAATTTTGCTTAGATAAAGCGTTTTCTCTTTTAATTAATAATTCTATTTCTTTCATAATCCGTAAATTTTACTACCTATAACAAGGGTTATACAAAACCCCACATCAACAGTAGTGGTTAATAATTAAGTTCTTCTGTGTGGGGCTTCGTATAGCCCCGATACGTTACCACTCATTTTGCTTTGAATATTCTAAAGGAGTTCAAGTTCTTGTTTAACGCACTCCCAAAATTGGTGGTCGTAACCATCTCCAAAATTGCCTTCAATTATTTCATTTATAATGAGTAAAGCAAAATTCTTTATACGTCTTTTAGTTCTTAATAATTTAAGCTGCATTCTCCTATATTCATCTGTATATTTATCAAAATACACACTTTCACATCTTAGGTATAATTCATTTGCTTTCTCTTTTGGTGTCATAATTTTTATTTTAATTTTCTAATATTATTTTAATTTAAGTATTCAAAACGTGTGGTAACAGCACCTAATGTCAAGCGGCTACAAACTAACCGCCTATTGCCGCCAGACATTAGCCGCAAAACGTTATAAGCAAACGGTAGCTACTTTGAAACGGTTTTGATAAAATCATTAAATAAATCTTTCGCATATTTTACTGCTTCATCTATTGTGTCAAATTTATCATATCCAACAATACCTTGTGAACTTGTTGGAAAATAAGGGCTAACATGAAACGAATTACAAATACCAACTCTTCCGTTTTCTATAAACGGCATTTCATCTTGTTTAACATATCCATTTATCCAAGCTATTTGTATTCCATTAAAATAAATAATTCTCGCCCATCTTCCTATATCATCAGTTTTTTCGTCAGATGAATATCTTGTATGCACAGAAAAACC